GTAGGCGCCCCCGTTGGTGTCCGGCGGAGGCGCCGAGCTACTGCGCTGATGACCTGACCGGGGGCTTCCTCAACTTTTGCCACTGGCGTCAGGGCGGCGCTCAGAGTTTTCGCAATCTTGCCAGTGCCAAGTGCCAACTTCGTCGCACCAGCGGAGGGTATTGCAGCCCCCAAGAGAACCTCCGACATAATACGACTAGCCTTTTCAGGAATAAGGTCCAGGCTTGGTACTCCAGGGATGGGTTTCTGAAGGGCTCCCATCGCCGTCCGCTCCGCCCCTAGTAGCGCTCTCAGGGCTTTTGCCGTTGCCTCGTCCGCCTTGAGTCCAACGCGGTTAAATTCTTCCATGGCTTTGTCTATTGCAGGGTCCAATACCGGTACGTCTTCCGGATAGCCAATCTTCCCTCTTATGCGTCTCAAGAGCGAAGGCGAGTCTTCTTCGGGCAGTGGTGTCTGGACTATCGGCATAGCCGTAGGTAGTGGACTGGGCGCAAGCTGGGGCGGTGTAGCTCGTGGTGTAGGTGCCAGTACAGGCGATGGCACTGCTTGCGGGGGTGCCTCCTGGGTCCTTGCCGTTTCCATGGTCCGCTCCATGCGGGCTATAGCCTCAGGAGTACTTTCCGTAGGCCCAAATTTCTCCGCATCCTTACCTGCGTCATAGATTTGTTTGGCTATTCGGTTATACCCATCCTCAAGTTCTTTCTGTTGCGCCGCTTCTTCCCTTCTCCTCTGCCACTGTTTGAGCATCCGATCAAGATCGGAGTTGACTTTGCTAGGCGTATACAACTCTTCGCCGGCTCGTAGCCTGGCTAGAATCCCTCTACGCAGGACATACATGGGGTCACGTTTAGTTCGAGGTGGCATGGAGCTATATTCCCTCTACACGCTGGCTAATTGGGGAAAAGAAACCTGACGGTGCCCTTATCCGGGGACGGTTTAACATGATTTGGGCTAGCGCCGGATCAAGGCCACCAAGCTGCTGAGCGGTTACGTCAGGAAACCTCCCTTGAAAGAACGGCAACATGGATGAGCCCCGTTGCTGCTGTGCTATACGTGATTGAAGTAGCTCCTCAAACAATGATTGGGGGATAGCACGAAGCTGCTGCTCGGTTAAATTCGGGAATAGATTCATTCCCATCTGCCGCTCTTCCAAGGGCGTACCGGCCCATTCGGGTTGAGAGGCGAAGGTGGCGCGGATATCGCGCTGCCGCTCCCTCTTATCCCAGTCCATCGCCCGCTCCAGTAACAACTTAAAATTATCGTCAGACATTATGCCTAACGCCTGTGCAGCCTTCCTTTCCCTTTCGGCTCTTTCCCAGGCAGTGCCTGCTCCTCCGAGGTCGAACAACCTATCAAAGAAGCTCAGGCGCAACCATGGGGTACGTCTTGCTGTCTTGGTTTCTCTCTCCTCCTTGAGCCGTGCAAGTCTTAGTGCTTCCTGCGCATCCATCTCCATAGAACGCACTCTCTGCGTGACATAACTACTTAACATATCCGGGTCCATGTTGGTTAGGACGCCTACTTTTAACCCTAACCACTCTTCGAGGAACTTGTGCGTTACGTCGCCTGCCATGGCCTGTTGCACAATTTCATCCATGACCCCGGGAGAAAGCCCCCTTAGTGCTGCCACGGCCACCGGCGTTAGCCCGGTAAGGATCGCAAGCTGTTCATCTTCATCTATTGCAGCTCCACCCGCTTGTCGGCTCTTTATGTACTGAGCGTAACGCTCATTCCACTCGGCAAGAGTGGCCTGCATAGTCAAAAGGACGGCTTCATTGAGACCCTCCTCATTTCCCATTTTAAGTCTCGTGGAGTAGTCGAATACAGCTCTCCTCAGCGTCTCAACGTCTGCACGGGTGGGTTCTCCTAAGTCGCCACCAGGGAAGGTCACTCGGTCCATGATGTCTTTAAGTTCCTGATTGGTGACGCTCAGGCCCTCGATTTCGCTGCTGTGCCAATCGCCGATTGACGAGACGGTTTGCCCTACTATTCTCGAATCGACGGCATCTCCCAATCCCAAGTCGGTGGCATCTACCTCGTTAGTCCCATCTTCGGTAGAGATGAGGGGATTAGACCTACCGGTAGCAAGCATCTCCATCATGGCGGCTTGAACGGTATCAGCCGCTTGCCCAGCAGAAGCGCCCAAACCCAAAGCCTGTTCAGAAATTTGGTTCAAAGCGGTCATCTCTCTTGCGGTAAGAGAGCGCCTATTGGTATCGGATGCAAAGGCCTGACCGACTGTAGGTCCGAACTGTGCCTGTAGGACGTTCCTCTGTTGCTCGATCTGCGCTCGGTTCTGCGCCTCCTGAGTAGCGAGATTGATCGGGATATCACCGGCAGAGATGTTAGGGATTAAACTGCTTCCACCGACGATACCGCCAGTGGGACTAAAGCTTGGCCTGGGAGTCCAAGGAGCCCAGTCGCGTTGGTACGCTCGGCGGTCCATACTTTCCAAGAATCTGCCAAAACTGCCTTCTACCCCAGTGGGGGGTATTCCGGCCCTCCCAGCTAGGATGTCTTGCTCTTCCCTATGTGCCCTGGCTAGGAAACGGGCCTGTTCTAGAACGTCAGCCTGAAGGCGATCTCCGTTTTCTTGGGGGCTAAGGGTTTTAATGGAGGATGTACGACCTCCCTTGGGTTTTACCACAGGGGTTTTCGGAATCGGTGGCATAGGGACACGACCCCCAGGGCCTATTCCGAGGATGGTTTCGCCAGGCTGAAAGGCCGTGCTTGGGACGTTGACCCGTGGTGTTATAGCCATGCGTTACTCCTTGCCTGACAATCTTCGGATATCGGCCTCTGTGAGGCTACGGGGACGTCCTTCGAGTTCGCCAGGGGGACGTGGGTTCTGGTTCAGGAAGGCTTGTATCTGCATCCATCCCAGGTCTCGTGCCATCCGGATGGGATCGTTGACCAAATCTACCTGGTTATTACCCTTCTTCGCCATGTGCTACCTCACCGTCTGCCCTGAGGGGACGCCCTGTGCGCCACCCCTGGGCGAAGAGAGAATCCTGCCGATGTTATCAATGCCTGCTTTACCCTGAGGGAAGACGCTGGGTTGGCCCTGCTGACTGGCGACGCGGGCCTGTTGGATATCGCGTTCGCCGAGGCGTGGCTCTCCACCGAGTCCCTGGAACTGGTTACCGAAGACGTTCTGAGGCCCCTCTGGGGGCACTCCTACCGCCTCTCCGAGTTGGCTAAGCAGGCCCATGCCCTCCATGGCAAGGCGGACCTTCTCCGCTCGCATCTCGGGACTCTGAAGCAGCAGCTCGGCCTCCATCTGGACCTGCTCTTGCAGGGGATTGGCGATCCTAGAGCGGCGCTGGGCCTCGTACAGAGACATCATCCCTGCCTGATACATCCGCATAGCGAGGAGGGAAGACCGCTCGGCTTCTTCCGGGGCCTCGGCCTTCATTGCCACACGGTTTTCGTAGAGGCCCTTGATGTCGTCCGGTCCTATAGTCTGATCGAAGTTATGGACATCAGAGCGGCCATGGACGGTGACGCGGCCTCCCAGTTTGTGCTCAACGAGGCGGGCGAAGGCGCTATTGCACCGCTCTACCGCACGGGCCATGGCGTCAGCGATGCCCTGGAACTTGATCCTACCCATGCCGGCCAGTACGGAGACACCGAAGCCAGAGGACACACCTTTGGGACGGACGCCCCTGATGACGTTGGGGAAGGTTGCTTCTTCTATCATGGTCTGGACCAAGCTTAGCTGTACCATCAGCTCCTGTGGTGGTGTGGACATGGGGCCAGAGCGAACCTCTACGCCAGTGGGGATGAGGTTCTGGCCACCGAACATCTCGTAGTTCTGCCGGACGGTGTCGGCTGCCTGCTGCTGCCCGTGGAAGTTCAGGGTAGTCCAGGCGTACTGCCGGAGCATCGCTTCGTAGGCGGTGATAAGACGAGCCTCGGAGTCCAGGAGGGAGTGTACCGGGTATAGGATGCCCTGATAACGCTCCTGAGGAGGGCCCGAGTCGAAGTTAACCGAGGCTGCCGACATGATAGGCACATAGGGCACGTAGGTGTAACCATGCTCGTAGGGTCCCCATAGCCACTGGCCATCGGCCATATAGCCACACCAGCGCTCATCCCAGTATTCTAGCCATGTAGCCATCTGGCTACCGTTCTTTTCAGACAACCATCGTGGATAGCGGCGCCGTATGTCGCGGGACTCACCCTGATAGAACTCGATGGCCCATGAGATATGGCCTCTGGAATCGTCCCATATGAGGTTCTTGGGGTTGACGTTACGCACGGAGAACGGGAACTTGATGCGGCGTGTCTCCATGAAGTCCTCAAGGGCCTTGCGGTATCCCTCGTCGGTCTCGTACTCCATGAGCGGGGGAGCATCGGGCCACTCGGTTAAAGACTGGCTTCAGGAAGGAAATTCCGTACATGAACGCCTGTCGGGTAGCGGTTCTCAGTACTGGCTCCTTGATGCTAAGCCACGTCCCCTGGTAGAACTTCTTTATCTTCTCCGCTCGTGCTCGGGATCGGGGTGAAGAGGGGACATCGATCTCGATGTTACCCACGTCCACATGGTCGGTAGCCGTATCCACTATAGCTCTAGAGGTAGCCGGATGTACGGCCTCGTGGCCTTCCGGGGCCGGAACGGGGTTACGACCGAAGTAGTAGTCCTCCTCGGTCTTGCACTGGCTGTGGAAGGGCCGGTAGTACATCTGATAGTCACGCAGGAGACCCATCACGTAGTCAGCATCGGGTGGCTTATCGAGGTCTCCTACCGGAAGGTAGGGCGTGTACTGCTCTTGGCTACCTGTATAGACTGATAACGTCATATCAACTTCCTAAAACGGATATGCTTGGAAACGAAACCCCACTGGAATGGCCGGCTCCAGAAAAAGTCTATACCCTGATGTCGTGATCCCAGGTGCATCTTCTCCCAGTGGACCCACAGCCTCGGGCGGGCCCAGTTCCAGGTACGCATAAGCTCGTTTTTTGTCATTGAGTTAGTCTGACCTCTGCTTCATCTGTGCCACCTCACCCACCAGCCGAGCAGTTCGGTGACTAATCTGTACGGACTTTCTCAAAGCTCTGGGCTTCTCGACTATATCAGTAAAATACATCCTTGACACGCAGTGGAGCCGAACGCGCAATAAGGGCAGGCTCCAGGACAGTATAAGAGTGCGGTACGGATCATCGCGGAATGTACGGTGGTAGCTAAAATGCCACTGAGGTCCGAGGCGCTGCCGAACAAACCGAGTAACCCGCCGCATTGGGATCATCCTGTAGTAATACTATGCATCACTGATACCGGACTCCTCCCAGCGGGCTTTGATCCTAGCTGCGGCACGTTCTTTCAACAGGTTGCGTACCGTACTGGTGGTGCCTCTCCCGGCTTCCGCCTGGGTAGGCATGTAACGCATCCTCTGCCAGCGTCTTACCGGAGTGTCCGCCAGTGGCGGGTCGCAGGCGTGGAGAGCAAGGGCACAGGCAAACACGTCGTCATCATGTTCTCCATTAGGGACCTCTGCCTTGAAGTTCCCGCTCGGCTGCTTTCGTAGCTGGAAGGCCCGTAACTGGCGTAGAAGCTCCTCCACAGGGGGGAAGTGGACCGTTTCTCGCTCGGTTGCCACGACCATCTGGGAGAGGAGCTGGTCCCGGCTCCACCAGGTGAATATGTACTCTTCGACCTCGATCTCCAGGTTACGTAGCTCTTCGCAGAAGACGTCTCCTATACCGGTGGCGTCCACGAGAATCTTCTCCAGGCCCCAGACCTCTGAGAGTAGTCGGATGGTCTCTTTCTGGATAGTCCAGTTTGTCCCAGCATCGAATGACCTGCGGTAGACCACCTTGCGCTGAACCGCATCCATGATGTAGAGGACCGAGGGATCGAGCTTTCGCCCCAGGTCCAGACCCCCGACGTAACGGCTACCTGGTATGGGCTCATCGTATAGGTCTCCCGTAATACAGGCGTCGATATTCGCAAAGTAGGCAGATTTTACAGAGAACTCAGCGAGGTACATACGGCGCCAGACGGCATCTGGGACGAGGTCGCGGTCCTGGCGGATGACAGTACGGTCTTCTTCGGTAAGGAATGGGTTCTCGAAGGCGGTAGCATTGAGGTAGAAGTAGTCTTTATTGCCCCGTTCGGCTATTCGAGCCTGACGTTCGAACCAGTGATCGGGGTATGTAGCGGGGATGCCTTCGGAGAAGTGCCGGCTCATCCTACCGGGGGAGCGGAGGGTAGGGAGCAGTTTGTGGAAAGCTGCGTCCGGGATATCCTGGGACTCGCTAGTCCACAGGAAGTCAAGTCCGACGGTCTGGAGGGCTTCCGGATCGTGAGCGGACTTCATCTCGATCATCCCCCACGTCCTGACGTCGGAGCCCCGGAGGTAGATAATCCAATCTTCCTGCTTGATCCCGCCGGGAGCGATAAACTCTGACGGGATAAGGGAGACCATCTCGTTCCACGTCTGGCGTCCCTGAGGGTAGTTGGGCACGACCACCCATGCGTGGAATGGCGGGACCATCTGCGTCCCTACGGGGATGCTAAGCGACTCCCCATAAGTATCTAGCAGATCGTACAGGGCGCATCGGCTCTTTCCCCACCGCCGCCCAACCTTGAGCACCTTGGTACGGGCCCGGGAGGCGTGGACAAGGGCCTGCCCCTCATGGGGCGTGTACGTGCTGCGTATCTCAGTCTGTGTCATCGTCAGGCAACTCGTCTAGAACACAACAGAACTCACCGCTATCAACGACCCCGCTACAGCTACCCATCCAGGTCCCATCCAACGCTAGAAAGAGCGGTACATGCTGCTCATCCGGCGACTTCATCATCGTCCCATTCCTCGGCCCGAGCCGTCTCAGATGCTGAGGTTGGCGAGTACGGTGGAGGGGAGGGCGCCTCCACCGTTTCGACCTCGCCCTCAATTACCCCGGGAGAAGAACCCATCGCATCCTCCTCGTCGAGGTCTCGGTCTTCATACCCATCCGCTAACGTCTGTGAAGGCACATTCTTGTTAGACCTGGCCCCCTGAAAAATCTGAATCTGCTGCGCCTGGATATAAGACTGCGACGTTACCGGGGCCGACGCCTCCCTCCCAATCCCAGCAATACTATGCAGATGCTTGATCGCCTCCAACTGTAGCTTCTTGTCCGGCTTCATCCAGCTTTCCTGCAAGATCAGGTCCATAAGCTTGACCCCGGACTGCGCTAACGCATCAGTAACCCACCCATAAAGCACATCAGACGGCGCCCGAGTACGACTGTCTACCGCCGCCGAAAAGAACGGCTTCGTAGCCCGACGCTTCAAATACCACTGGTAACTCTTACCAACTAGCTCCGCCGCTGCCTTCTTCTTCCCAGCATACGGCAGGACCGCCAGGAACTGCTTGTCTAACGGAGTGAACGTCTCCCACCCAGGGATCGCGTACATCAGCTTCTCATCCTCAGCCTGAAAACGCTCCCTAACCTTCTCCTTCGATAACAACGCCGGGTGCTTCTCTATCTCCCTCGACCTCGCCATCCTCCCCCCTCTAACCGCCCTAGCGCCTCCCGACCATAGCAGACACCCCCACAACTAGTCAAGAATTACCTACCCAATCCGCAACACACTCGTCTCACATACCCCACAACTACCACGCATCGCTAATACCCCATTCCGAAATCTCACACGCCTGGCTTTCAGCACCCTCCGCGTCTTGCGACACTTTAAACAATACCCCTCTACTCGCTTTAAGCCACACGCTACCATGACCCGCGTAACTAGCCCCGATCCAAAGCTTCTGGAACTAAGAATCGCGTTGGAAGTGAGAACAGATATAAACACATACACCCCTTCCTTAACCGGGCCCTCGATTTTCAGGGCTCCACGGCTCGCGCCCCAAGGCCAACGGCATCCGACGCAGGGGCTACGGTATCCGTCGCCCACGGTCTAGGCATCGGCTTCCGGAATTTCCAGCAGGGTCACGGGCCTACTCGTAGGGGGATGACTGCTAGACATCCGGCTCCATCTCGTAGTCTACGACCCACCATGACCCGAGGCCTCCGAAGCTAGGAGCCTACCCCGTGACGGCATGGGTCAACGTCACGGCGTCGGGACGCGTTGACCATAGGGGGGGAC